GGCCAGGTCTTGTATGGAAAAGTGTTGGTGATTTGGGTGAAGAACTAAATCAATCTGCACTTGGAAATGAAGATTCTCAATTATTATTTTGGAGTAACCTATGGGGAACTGATATACAAACAGATGATTGGGAAAGTGGTGTTGGTACTAATATTGGTAAGTATCATCATATGTCAATGTGGCCAGATAATAGAGAAGATGGTAATGGTATGTCTGTATTAATTGCTCGTGGTATGATATGGAAACACCATCCAAGTAGTGTTAGTGGTCAATCAAATCCCGTAGAAAGATTTCCTTCATTAGAAGTTAATCAAGCAAGGTATTTAAGTGTAGTTGATTCTAAACCTAATAGTATATCAGAATTTAATATACCAAGTAGTGTTATAAAACCAGTAATTGATGAGGATGACCCACAAAGATTATTAATACCACAACCACCAAGTATTGTAAATGATAGAGACCCAATTAGAAATTATGCTATGTCTTCGTATGGACAATTACCAGGCGAAACTAATCCAAGGGATGAGGTTATTTATGAAAAGACATTAAAGACACCAAGAGAAAAGAATGATGAGTCTTTTACAACACCAGATGGTGATACAGTTAAAATGGAAAATGAGTTACAAAAGAGAACAGATGCTAAAGCTATAATGTATACTCTTGGTGAACCTGGTAAACCAGGTATGAAACCAGTATGGGATGATACTCTTGGATTGATAAAGAAAGGTCATACAAATAAATATGCAAATGAGTTGACCGATAATGTTAATATGACACCATACGGACAAGATTCAGAGTCAGATTTTATTCCATTTAAATTTAAAGATTTAGTTAATAATAAATGGATTGTATTTAGAGCAACTCTTGAAGGTATAAGTGATGCTGTTACACCAAATTGGAATGAAACTCAATATATAGGTAGACCAGATAAAGTTTATACATATGGTGGTGCTGATAGAGCAATAGGATTCTCTTTTAAAGTATTTCCAAACACAAAACAAGAGATGATTCCATTGTGGGAAAAATTAAATTATTTAATGGGTCTTGGTTATCCGGCGTGGAAGACTGTAGGAGACCAAGGTGGTAGATTAATGACACCACCATTTGTTGAATTGACAATAGGTAATCTTTATAAGAATACACCAGGTTTAATAGATAATATTAGTTTTACTATAGAAGATAGTGGTGGTTGGGATATAGATTTACTTGCAAGTCAAATAGAAAAAGTACAATTACCAAAATTTGTAACAGTACAAATCGGATTTAAGTTTATTGGTAATTATGCGTTATCAATGACAGGTAAACATTTTGATTTAGATTGGTTGGATGGTACTAAACCATATGAAACATTTTTAAACGACCCATCTACTAATGAAGAAGGCAACGAAGTTGTTAGAATAGGTGGTGTTGAGACCGTAGTTAATGATTTAGTAGCTGTACAAGGCCCAACAGATATTAGAAGGTCATCATAATGAATAGATACGAATTTACAAAAATTAAAAAAGATAAAAATGGTAGACGTAGTTACAAAATAACAAGGTATCCAGAAATTAGAATACAAGATACTGATACTTTTCATTTCGCTAGAGACTTCGAGAGATTTGATTGGTTAGCTTATAAATACTATAAAGATTCATCTTTATGGTGGGTAATTGCTAAAGCTAATGGTTATTCCCACGAATCAAGGCCAAAGATTGGTGAAAAGATTCGTATACCAAGAAATATAGCTAGTATATTAGACGATTTTAGAAAAATCAATAAATAAGGGTAAGTATGTTAAACCTTTCGGAAATACATCCAGACGTTAGGAAAACACTACATAAAACAGAAAACGCTCTTGTAAGAGATGTTTCTGCGAATGTAGCACAAGGTAGTGTTGGTACTGCTATAAAGGATACTTATGCTAAAGCACCTTGGGTGAGGATGTTTTCACCTATAAACTCTACACAACAATATGCTTATTATACTAAAAAAGACGCACCACCAGAAAATGCAGAACGACATGGAAAATTATTACAAGTAGGTGATATTAAACTTGGTACAGATGGTAAAGGATATATGTTGGAAGACAATCCGCGTGGTGGTATGGATGGTGTTTGTATAGTAGGTGGTGAGTTGGTAAAAGACACTATTGATTCACCAGAAGATGCTTTAAAACTTAGAACATTAAATGGGTTTTCAGAAATGTACGATAGAGTATTGTGGGATAAACAAGCATCTAACGAGTTAACATATGATACTGGTGGTAAAGTTAGAATAAATGAAGATAGATTTAGACCATTACCAGGCATAACATCTGTTAGTGTTGAATTTGCTGGTGGTACAAAAGCTATACGAAATGCAACAATAAATTGGGTTTGTCATTCTTATTCTGATGTAGCAAGATTACAACCACATTTCTTAGGTCATGGTAAACCAATTATGTTGGAGTGGGGTTGGAGTTCTATAGAAGATTTTAATGCTATACAATTTTTTAGTAAAGATGAAATTCAAAGTGGTGAAGCTTATAATACAATTCAATCAAGAATATGGGCTAATAAAGGTAAATATGATGCCATGGCAGGTCTTGTCAAAAACTTTGAATGGAAAACTCGTGATGATGGTGGTTTTGATTGTACAACAGAAGTAACTTCCTTGGGTGTAAATACTTTAGGACAACAAACAAAAAGTGAAGTAGCTCCATCCACAGACCCAGAAGAAAAAACTACTGAAGAAAAAGAAAAAGAGGGTGGAAGTACAATTGGTGGATATACACCAACATTAGAAGAATTTGTAGAACAATTAGATGATGAGATTGTTGGGTTATGTATGGAACCTGGTGTAATTTTTGGTAATGCTTGGAAAAGTGTAAGACCAATTACAGACCAACCACCTGGAATAATGAAAACCATATTAACCGATGGAATCAATAGAACAGTGGGGCCTTATGTATCTTGGGGTTGGATGGAAGATAATATTATAAGTAAATTTTTAGGTAAGGTAAATACTGATGGTAGGTTATTTTCTACATTTAGAAGTGTTATACCAGTAATGGAAAATGGTAAACCAAAAGAAATTGGTGATGAAGGTGGAGAAGAGTCTTGGAGATGGGAATCGGTGAGAATTTGTAATCATGAAGGTTTACTTACTTCTAATCCAGATAGATTTATATTTAAAGGACAATGGGTTACAGCAAATAATATTGATATAAGTAAAGATTATGATACAGAAAAAATAACTCAAATGGTTAAGGATTTTGAAGATGCAGGTGATGGTAAAAGTTTTGATAATTTTGCTTGTCCAGATAATCCAGAAGAAGGATTTTTAAGAAATGTTATAATACACTGGGAAGAAATAAAAGAATCCTTTATAGGTGTAACTTCTATAGAAAGTGGTATGCAAAATTTATTTAATAGAATGAATGAAGATTATGGTATTTGGAAACTAAAAGTTACTGATGCAACATTACCATCAACAAAACATGGTGCTGGTAGAGTTATGGTGATTGATGAAAACCATAGTGAAAATACGGTAGAAAATTTATTAGAGACTACAACGGGCGTGAGTAAATTAGTTGATGGAAAAGTAGAAGGTAAGTTGTTTGTATTCAATGTAATGAATGAAAAGAGTATTGTAAAGGGCCATTCATTAACAGCTAAACTACCAAGTTCAATGCAAACTGCGGCTATGTTTGGAGCGAATAATAAAGGAAATGCTCCAGCTGTTGCTGGTAATCCATCGTCTATTAGGTATGGTAAAGCTGTAGGTAAACATCCAGACCAATCTATTGGTGATATGAAGATGGCGTGGCAATATGGTTCATTTGGTTATAATGGAGACCGAGATAGTATTGACAATATCATATCTGATGCAAATTCACCACTAAGTGTTAATGGTGGGCCACCATTATTAATAACAGCTAAAGCTAATGCAGAAAGTACGGATGTTACTACTGATGATAATGCTAATAAAGCTAGAGATGAGGCATTAGAAGAAGAAAAAAACAAACTTGCACAAGAGAAAGAATTTCAAACCAATATTGATAAAATTAAAAATAATGAAACAATATCAACCTCCAAACATGATGATAAAAAAATGTATAATGATAAAGGATACTTAAAAGACGAAGGCGAATATAAGTGGAAAAGTATAATGAGAAAGATGATAACAACTGGTCCAACTGGTGTTTATAATGTTAGACCATTACTTATTCCATTGGAGATAGAAATACAAGTTACTGGAATAGGTGGTATAGTTCCTGGTAATGCGTTTACTACAAGTTATTTACCACCAGAATATGATGGTTGGGTTGCATTTCAAGCTACAGATATATCACATTCCATAGGAACTGATGGTTGGACTACAACTATTAGAGGACTTATGAGAATGGCAGAACATGGGCCTACGGTGATAAAAGGTGATGAGATTACTATTGTAAAAAAAGAAGGACATGCTAAAATTGCACAAAATGTTAATCTTGATGAAACTGGTACAGTTGACCCACCAACAACTGATGAAGTTACTGAAGCGGAACATAGAGAACTTGAAACAGAAGAAGCTGCAGAATCTTTTGATAACAATAATCAAGTACCACGACCTAAGATTCCAATACCATCAGAAGAAGAAGATATATTAGATGATTTACCAATAGATGAAGATTGGATGGATGAAGAATTAAAAGTTGATGAAAGATTAGCACGTGGTGATATAAAACCAACAGAACCACCACCAGTAAGACCTAAAATTGAAATACCAAGTGCAGATGAAGATATAGAGGGGGATGTTGATGAGGGTGATACCAGCTTTGATGAGTTTGAAGATTTTTCAGATTTACCAGAACCACCACCACCAGCTGTTGAAGACCCATCTATACCACCAACTTATGATAGTTGGAGAATCGATGCGGTAAAAGAGGGTGAATATACTACGGAGATGTGGACAGTAACATATGAAGCCGTTCAATATAAAACATTTACGGATGGGAGTGTTAGAGAAACAAATAGAGGTCAAGCGTCAATCAAAAAGAAAGACCGAGAATCTGCTGACCGAACTGCAGACCAAGCCGCTCTTGGAACTGTAGGACATTGGCGTTGGACTACAACAGGTAAATCTAAGATATAATAATTATGCCTAAATCAACTGGATTATTAAAAAAATTAAATAGAACTGCTAATAGAATAGAAACTATGGCAGGTAAGACTGGTGTAAATGCATTTAAATATATTGATAAAGCGTGGGTTAGTCCAAATATACCATATCACATATATTATATGCCTGATGGAAGAGAGATTTATGCAACTGAAATGGAATTTAATGAATTTAAATCTGAAGTGATTGTGAGACACAAAGGTGAAACAGACTACAAAAGATATCAGAAAACTTTACAAAAGAGTGATAGATATGTTCCAGTTAGTCATAAACCAAGTGCTAAAAAATCTGATATTAAGAAAGGTTTTATGGAACGTTGTTTTGTAAAACCAGCTTCTACTGAAAATGCGTTAGTTACTGAAGTTGACCCTGTAGGATTTAAGGGTATACCAGACACATATAAGAAAATTAAAATTAGATGGCAAATAAAAGGTAAACGTGATGATGTTTCTTCTAAAAATATAAATCAAATACAAAAAGCTGATAGAATAGTACCAGGTGTTTCTGAGTTACCTATATCAGCGTTGGATGAATATAGAATTTCAACAAAAGAAGAAAAAAAGTATCTTTTAGAAAAAAAGCTTGAACGTATGAACAAATACTAAACTATTTATTTCTAAATAAAGGTTATATTATGTTAAAGTCAAAAGTCTTAGATAAAGGTTTTATTGAGGTTGTAGATTCACTTGGCACAGACTTAACAGTAGTTAATTCTGCTCGTGTATCATTCGGTAAGAGAAAAGAGAAATTCGATAAGTCAGATGAACGATTGGTTCGTTATCTTGCTAAACACAAACACTACTCACCATTTAGACATTTACAAGTTCAGTTCCATATAAAGGCACCTGAGTTTGTAATGAGACAAGCATATAAGCATGTAGTTGGTATTGAAACTACATCTAATAGTTCAACAAAAGACCACGCTTGGAATGAGATTAGTGGTAGATATGTTCCAGTTGAAGATTTTTATATGCCTGAAGTATGGAGAAAACAATCTCAAGATAACAAACAAGCATCAGAAGGGGAATTGGACTATGACGGACAAGAAACTGCAAGTTCATTATATAGAACAGGTATAAATGAAACAAAAAGAATTTACGAAGAACTTGTTAATCTTGGAGTTGCTAAAGAACAAGCAAGAATCATATTACCATTGAACCAATACACAGAAGTTTATTGGACAGCGTCATTTCAAGCTGTTATGAATTTTATTGAACTAAGAAATGAAAAAACTGCACAGATAGAAATACAAGAGTACGCTAAGGTATTGTTAAATCAGATGAAAGAAGTATTTCCAAAAACAACTAAATTGTGGTGTGAGGCACATAATTGGTAATAGTAGAATCCACAAGGGAGTGGGAAAAATTTATAACAAAGTTTAAGATGGAAGATTCGGTTGTATTACCGATACAATGTGATGATAAACTACACCCATCTGAATCAAAATTATGTTTGTTATATATTAGGTTATTAAATGATAATACAGATGAATATGTATTACCATTTAGACATTCTGATGCTCTAAATTTAAATTTGAAGTATATAAAGAAGACTAATACTTCAAAAAATATTTATACCTACGATAAGAAAAAATTATTACATCTTGTTGAGTGGGAAAATGTATTTGATTTACAAATGATGCATTATTTACGTAAAAATGAACCACTTTTAATTGAGGATGTAACCACCAATTCACACAATCATTTCAATACATACTATCGTAACTTTGATAATGTTAATTCTATTATACCAATACTAAAACACGTTGAGTGGTGTAGAGAAGTTATTGATAGAATAAAAGTATCTGCTCTTGGTAAACAACCATCTTGTTATGAGACTTATAATTTTGATGTATTAGAAAGTTTACAATATATAGAACAACATGGTTTAATGACTAAAGAGGGATTAGTTTATTCAGAGTATAATCCATATACAACAACTGGAAGACCATCTAATAGATTTGGTGGTACTAATTTTGCAGCGTTAAATAAAACTGATGGTAGTAGAGAAAAATATATTAGTAGATTTGATGATGGTATGTTGGTTGAGATGGATTATGACGCATATCATTTAAGGTTGATTGGTGATGTAGTTGATTATAAATTTCCTAATGGTTCAGTACATAAACACATGGCAAAGTTTTATGGGTGTGATTATGAAGAAAGTAAAAAACTATCATTTCAATATTTGTATGGTCATATTCCAATAGAAGTTGTTCAGATTAATCCATTTTTTGGTAAAGTTCATGATTATATAGAAAAGACTTGGAAGACCTATAAAGATGAAGCTTTTATAACAAGTGATATTTATAATAAGAGAATATATAGAGATAATCTATCCGAAATGAATAAGAATAAAGTATTTAATTACCTTATTCAGTTGATGGAGACAGAGAACAATATGAAAGTTCTTGCGGAACTGATTCCAAAGATTGAAGATTATGAAAGCAAGTTAGTTCTTTATAGTTATGATTCATTTCTATTTGACTTTAAAATTAGTGACGGGTTGGGGTTTATTGGTATGGTAAAGGACATTTTAGAACAAGGTGGTATGTACCCAGTGAAAATCGCAAAGGGGCAAAACTATCATAAAATGGAAAATATAACGGACAAATTTAATGAAAATTAATTACGACAAATTAGTAAAAGAGTGGTCGAATAGGATGAGTGGTAGGGCACCAATCTATACTAACAGATATCATAGAACAGTTTTACGTGAAGTAATGAAAGATTTTGGTTATTCGTTAGAATTAATAGATGGGGTTCAACCAATTTTTATACCAAATGTTATATTAAATGAGGGTAGTAATCAAGATGCGTCATTAAATACGGCTATGATGGAAACTGCGGCTTTAATAGGAACAACTGGTGTATCACAACAACCATTTATTGATTTATTAGAATCACCAAAAGTATTTAATAAAATTAAAATCACAAAGAAAGACGATATAAATGATTTTAAAAAACAATGTAAATCTATAATAGATTTATGTGATAAAGCTAAAAAAGAGTTATTAAAAGGATTAGGAAAAGCTGGTGATTGGAATTCGGCCGGAGTAGGTTTGATAAAAGGTTTTACATTACCTGAATTAAAAATGGAAGATGGTGTTCCTAATTTTTATAAAAATAATTTACAAGATATTGCTGTAGCTGGTGGTTTAGCGTGGGGAATGTTAGTATTTGTAGCCGAGAAGGTTAGTTTTAAACCTAATTTTATTCATGATAAGATTATGGATTTTTATAAAGCAGAAGTAAATAGAGGTATTACAAGAAAAGGTGCTAAAACTGCTACACCAGACGCTATATTATCAAATGTAGATGCTAGTACATTATTAAAAGCATTAAAAGATGATACAAATGAAATTGTAGGAAATGAATCAGATGGAACGGTAAAATTGGGAGATAAAATAATTTATATGCAAGCATCTCTTAAAAAAGGTGTTGGAAGTTCCCAAATTGGTAAATTTTCTAAAAAGTTGAGGGGTACATATAGTCTTGGAATGAGTAACAAAGAAGCTTCAAATTATTTATTATCACACTATGAACCTAATGAAATTGAGCAAATGATTTATGAGGGTTTATGGGATAAGGTAAAAAGTTTTACTTCTTCTATTTTTACTAAAGCAAAGAATTTGGTCAATAGTGGATTATCAAAACTTAAAGGTTTCTTTTCTAAATCATTTAATGATGGAGCAACAATAAAAGCAAAAACTATTAATAAATTAACAAGTGGTTACACAATTAAAGAGTGGACAGAAGACGATGTTAATTTGTTAATGGAAGGTGATATGAATGCTCCTACGAGAGCTACTGTAAAAGCTATATATAATAGTCCAGCAAAAGCGTATTCTAATTTGGCTAAAGAAGTTGGTGTTGTAAAAAAGAAACTAAATAATATTGGTGATTTGGGTTATGGTGTAATAAAAGAATTGGGGAAATTAAAGAAGATACCTGCGGTTAAAGGTGATAAAGAACCAGGTACTAAAGTTGTTTTTAATTTAATAGCTAATATGGCCACATTAGAAATGGTTGGAGATTTAACAAGTAAAAGTTCTAAATTAAAAAAGATAATTGCAGATTTAATTACTGAAATGTTGTTTGGAGCTACTAATCAACCACTTTGGAAAGTATATGGTAAGATGGAAACTGGTGATAAAGCATATTCTTATTTAGGTACAGCGGAAACGGTAGAGAAAAGATTTGATGGAGATGATATTAATATTGAGTTAATTGGTATTGATATACATCCACAAAGTGAGCAGAATCCTAAGAACGTTTATTATGTAATTACTTGTTATTTATTACAAGAAATAGCCGAAGCTGGTAAATTTTATGTTAAGGTAAGAACTGGTACTAATTCATCAAGTCGTATAACTCAAAATTATGAAGGTCAGGCTATTATAGGGGCTTTTGATATTGATAAAAAATTAAAAGATATTATCTAATGAAGTCTCAATTGTTATGTACATTCTCTAAAAGAAATAAACTTTATGATACCATAGACCTTATTATTGCATGCCATGACATATTGTTTAATAAAATTTATGTGTTTCAAAATGAGAATGACCACCACGAATTAATAATAACATATAATATAACTGGTGATTATGATTTTGGTGGAGCTGATGCTAGAGATACTATTTCATTACATAGAAAGAAACAAACTAATACATTATATACAATTAATGCAATAAATACCATTATTAGACAAAAGAATAATGGTGTACTTGATAAAACATTCCCTATTACTTGGGATGAGTATCGAAATTCATTATTATTAACAAATGAAAATGAATTAAATGTTATACCAACAAGAATATATTCAATTGTTGATATAGAAACTTGGGAAAAAGATAGAAAAATATAGGTTATTAAATGAACAATAAGGTTACAATAATAGATAATTTTTATGACGAACCTTACGAAGTTAGAAGACATGCTTTACAACGTGACTATAAGAGTGGTAATTTTGTTGGTATGAGAACATCAGACGGGGTTTCCGAGGAAGTAGTCAATAAATTATCAGATTTAAATGTTATCAATGGTCATTTTGAATGGTCACCATCCGATAGTATAAAAATAGTTGATATTGATTATTCAATTAAATTATTTGGTATTATATTTTTATCACCACACGCTCCAATTAATTCTGGTATATCTTTTCATAGATATAAAGAACTTGAAATGGATAAATATAAATACGATGAACCTGCACACGAGTTGGTTAATGAATATGGTACGGATTTTACAAAGTGGGATGAAGTTGACAGAGTAGGTAATGTTTTTAATAGATTGGTTATATATGAAACAAAGTATTATCATTCAACTACAAATTATTTTGGAAAAGATGTTTTAGATTCTCGATTAATACAACGTTTATATTTAAAAAAATGAAACCATTTAGTAATAGAATAGAGGGAATAGTTACAATAGGTTTATCGGATTGGGAACGTAAAGAATGTAGTTATATAAATATGGAACCAGAACCAGATATTTATTATTATGGTATGAAGTATTTTGCAGATTGGTATCATTTTGATGATGATAGAAATATCGAATCTATTTTAAAAACACATGAACCAGATTTAATATTAACTATAGGTGGTGAGAAAGATAGATTTTTACATCTAAATAACTTGACAGATAATATAAAAAGAAAATGGTTACATTTATCAGATAGAGATTGGTGGTCGTGGGTAACTGATATTGATAAAAGTTTACCACATACATTAAATGATAAGTGGTGGAAAGAAATGTTAGAACCAGATGATTCTTTGGTTTCTGTAATGACAACAGCGTACAAAATAGGTGATAAAATACATAGAACATACGATTCTATTAAGGAACAAAGTTATAAGAATTGGCAATGGGTTATTAATGACGATTCACCAGATAGAGATACTTGGAAAGAGTTAGAAAAGATAGCTTCAAATGATAGTAGAGTAAAAATTATAAGAAATGAGGGCAGAAGTCCTGTTTCTCGTATTGGTAGAAATAACTTTTTAGCCGCTACACAATGTGATGGAAAATATTTAGTTGAATTAGACCACGATGATTCTTTAACAATTAATTGTATAGAAGATTTAATATATCCATTTAAAGAATTTGATGATGTTGGTATGACGTGGGGTGATTGTTGTGGTTATAATGTTGTTGATAATACTTGTAATGATTGGGGGCCTTGGTATGCCGGGAGATATGGACATAGATATTGGACAACATATCCAAGAGGTTATGGTAAAAAGTGGAAGGTTATGAGGTCTGCTAATATCAATCCCTTTACTATAAGAAGGTTGTGGTCAACGTTAAATGTACCTAAATGTTGGAATAAGGACGTTTATTTTAAGATAGGTGGTCATAATACCAACGTAAATGTTACAGATGATTATGATTTGATTATAAGAATGTTTTTAGGTACAAGGATTGCTAGAGTACAAAAACTATGTATTTTTCAAAACGATGATGGTACTAAAGATAGTATAGGTGGTCATATCAGACACAAATCTATACAACGTGCTATGAGACATCAACAACGATACTATGAACGTAGAATCCATGAAAGATTTGAAGAGTTGGGCATAGATGATTGGTGTTGGGATAAAGAAAAAGATGAATCACAATATGAAATGTGGTTGTCAAAAAATGGTAATGAACGACCAGAAGAAACACCAGATATGGTTGCTAATTATATATCAGAACTAAAAGAGCCATTTGAAGAAATGATTGATTGGGAAACACCAGCCGAGGATGTAGGCCCAATTGAATGTGAAAAAAATTAAAAAAAGCTCTTGACCCGTGTCCTTTTTCTTTGTATATTTAAGTGTAAAGAAAGGGAACTATATGAAAAAGTTAAAATCAAATTATGATAAATCAATTGATAATCTTTTAGATGGTATTAAAAAAGATTATGCTGGTTGGGGTAATGACCCTAAAGATTTAAGTGGTTCACAAAAAGATATTAGACTCAAGATGATTGATGAGTTCAACAAAGGAGTTCATGTTAAGGCAGGTAAGAAGTACGATAAGATTATCACTGGGACTTCCGTTTGGGGTTTTGTTGCTAAAAGTGATGGAATACATAAAGGAATACCACATAAAACTGGTGATGTTTTTAAAGCGGCTGGATGGAGAGCTCCTGCTAAATGGGCAAGGGGTTCGATATTCGATTCTAATCAAAGTTGGTTTCATTGGACTGGTCCAAACTATATAATATAGGAGTTAAAATGAGTGATAATATAAAAGAAATACTTGGTAGTATAGTATTATTTATACTAATGTACATTTGGATGGTTATAATGTTTACTTTGGATGGTGCTCCATTCCATTAAAAAAGCTTAAAAAAGTTTAAAAAAGCTCTTGACTTTTACAATTTTTATTCGTAAGTTAAGGTGTTGATTGAGATGAGTACTTTTAAAAACGGATAATCAACAAACTGATGAAGGACGTTGAGGAAGATTAATCACCTTCTGAGTCTAATGGTGTTCCGAGATTGAAACAGTTGATTACTTGAGTAGGTCGTTTGAGGAGCTGTGGAGTTCGAGTCTCCACCATCGGTCAATTAAAATTCGTGGTTTTTGTCTTTTTCTACGATAATTTGAAAAAGATGGTGGGTTGTGAGTGACTACCAATTTGGAACTCTCAAATTTTATTAAAAAAGCTCTTGACTCTTATTTGCATTTTTGGTATATTCTCTTATGTTAAATAAGGAAAATACAATGAATATAAACATAATAGAATCTTTAAACGAATTTGAAAAGGATTATAACCCATACGAAAATACTCCCTTTGAAAAACTTTTGACATTAACAAGTGATGACAGAGGTAAGTGGGGTGAAAAATTCTTACATAGTAACATAAAATTATCTGGATTAGAATCTAAATGGGATGGTGATTCAAACACAGATAATGAGGATGGTAGTGTATATGACATTTTAGTCAATTTAAATCGTAGAACAGAAGTAAAAACTGCTACTAATGGATTGGATAAGAAAAAGAAAAAACTTACTAATACTTGGCAACATGAAAATATATATAAAGAAAATATTTGGGATGATTTATTATTATTAGATGTTAATCCAAATGGTTTTTATTTAACACATATACCACATAGTGAAATGTGTTTCGGAAAGGAAAGACATATTATCTTAGAAAAAAAATCTACAAAACACTTATCAGGTTGGAAATTTGATAGTTCAAGAGCTTCTTTAACCAAAGGTTTAAAGGCTGGAATCACTATTTACATTGATGTAGATAACGATGGTAACATATCTGATGATGACAATATAAAACTAAGGAGATTTATTGTTGAAAAATTCACTAATTAATTTATATTTAAAGGCTGAATCAAAATTTGGAATTAAAACTCTAGCAAAAAGATTATCTGTAAAAACTGGTACCATAGAAAGATGGAAATTATTGAATAATGTTCCCGAACATTATATGTTTGATTTGTATGAAATTTTAGGAATGAATCTTGATTATGAAAAATTTGACTATAAACAAAAAGACCAATTCTTTACATCAGATAAAACTGCCAATTTCTGTTTTACAATATTTAAAAATAAATTAAAAGAACTTGGAGTAGATGATAATAATTATACATATCTTGAACCATCTGCTGGTGATGGTAGTTTTTATAATTTGATGCCAAAGGATAGAAGAGTTGGTATTGATATTGAACCACGAATTGATAATATAATAGAACACAATTACTTATCATGGTTACCTGAAGGTGATACTAAATTTTTGGTAGTTGGTAATCCGCCATTTGGGTTGAGAGGAAATAAAGCATTAAGATTTTTAAACCATTCTTCTATGAATATTGGTGCAGAATTTGTTGGATTTATATTACCACAAATATTTAATAGTCAAGGTAGGGGTTCATGTATGAAACGAGTACAAGACTTAAATCTAATTCACACAGTAGAAGTTCCAAATGAATTTTATTATCCAGATAATACTAAAGTAAATGTGAATTGTATTTTCCAAGTTTGGTCTAAAAACTTTAAAATTGAATCAGTAGATGAAAGTTGTTCGGACTACATCAAGTTGTATTCATTATCTGATGGTAATAGCTCTGGTAGTAAACGAAATGTAAATATGTTATATGAATGTGATTTATATTTACCCATCACTTGTTTTGGTAAGGATAATATGAAGGTGGTAAATAATTTTGATGATTTACCATTAAGGCGTGGTTATGGAATTAAAATTTTAAAAGATAATAAACGAGTCGTAGACAAATTCAATGAAATAGATTGGTCTAAAGAATCTTTTTCATCTACAAATAGTGCATTAAATCTTAGATTTGACATTATAGAAAATGCATTAATAAAGAAAGGAATAAAAAATAAAAAGAACAAATTTTTTTAAAAAAGCTTGAACGTTTTGGCTATTTGTAATATATATATATTTATATCGTTAGATATTAAGATTTTTGATAATTTGAAAACGGAAAGTAGAGAGAGTAATTAACTCTCTATGGGATTGCCTGAATAATGAGTATACTTTGAAGCTCATAAGGGAATCTACCAATGGATGTGGTGTCCGACTACCTGCTAGAATGGTAGGTTGCAAATGTCTCGTAGACATACGAATTGGAATGTACTTTCAGAACATATAAAGAACACGATTCTTTGACCTTGTTGTGAGTAAGGGTAAAACCGAAATCTCACTTTATGACCGAATAATCTAATCTTGGAGAGATAAGGTAATGGTACAGAGGTTGTACTCAATCGATGATAGTTAACCACTATTGAGAGAATCATCGTAACTGATGGGTATTAGGTACAAGGTAAAAAAATCCAAGCTGATAGTTGTAGGTAATCGTTAATCCTACATCCCCAAATTTTCAAAAATTATAAAAAAGGGTTCAACCGATTTTTAGTTTCCACTATATACAAACTTAAAAAACTACAGAACCCTTTTTTTTATTTAAATAAAGGTTATATGTTAGACGTATCGTCACATAAAAATGTAGAAAATGTTATAAGATTCTTTTTGATGTATTTACCGCCACGAGGAGCAGAATCAATACTCGATGTCGGTGGTGGTAGTACAGCTCCATATAAAGGCGTTCTACAAACTCGTACAAAAAAATATAAAAATTTAGATATAAGACCAGGTGATAGAGTTGATTATTGCCAAGATATTATAGAAGGTACAAATTTTAAAGATAAACAATGGGATTGGGTTTGGTGTTCAGAAACACTTGAACATATACCACAACAATATATGAAAACTTTTGTTGATGAAATTTGTAGGATAAGTAAAAATATTGTTTGGACATTTCCACTACCACACTCACCAGCGTTCCACGATGACCCAGGCCATAGTGAAGTTATAGTTGATATGAAATCATATGATACGGATTTCAATGTTATTGATAAAACTACAAAAACTGGAAAAGGAATCTGGATATTTGCAAGAAAAGATAAAGAAATTCAAGTATCTAAAAGAGGAATAATCCAAGAAGGATATTCAGAAGATACTCTACCATTCGTAGTAATAAATTATAAGTGTTATGATAGAAATAATACTAAAAAAGCTTGGACGTTTACATAACATCTTAGATATATATTATTAATCAAGGTTTTACTTTGATTAACAATTAACAATTAAAACATTAACAATTAGGAGATTATAAAATGGATATTGATGCAATACGGAAACGTTTAAATCAGTTACAAACCACAAACACTCGTACTTCAAATTTATGGAAACCGCAACCAGGAAAGCAAGTTGTTAGAATTGTACCTAATAAGTACAATAAAACTTCACCTTTCATTGAGTTGTATTTTCATTATGATTTGGGCGGACGAACCTACCTATCACCAATTTCTTTTGGAAGACCAGACCCTGTTGAAGAGTTTGCTGACAAATTGAAATCAAGTGGTAATCGTGATGACTGGAGACTTGGTAAGAAACTTGAAGCTAAGATGAGAACTTTTGCACCTGTACTTGTACGTGGAGCAGAAAATGATGGTATTAAGTTTTGGGGATTTGGTAAAACAGTCTACCAAGAATTACTCTCGGTTATTGCTGACCCAGATTATGGTGATATTACAGATGCAGAAAATGGTCGTGATGTCGTAGTTGAGTTTAAGACTGCAGAAGAAACAGGAAAATCATTTCCTACTACTGCTATTCGTGTTAAACCAAATCAGACACCAATTTCAGATGATAAACAAACAATGGAAGGAGCATTAGAAAACCAAGTTGATTTAAATACGGTTTATAATGAACGTTCTTATGATGAACTTACAGAAGTTCTGAATGAGTGGTTGAATCCATCTGAAGATTCTGAAGCGAATGGTACAGCTACTGAAACGGTAGATAAACCTACAAAGGAAGCTTTGAAGGAAACTACTACAGTAGATGATGCCTCATCCGCGTTTGACGAATTATTCAATCGGTAATTAAATAATATTGGGTGGCTAGGGTTAAGAGCCACTGTTAAGAATAGAGGAACACTCCGTCTTTCTGGAACCACCCATATTTACATAGGAGATTTTATGTCCGCAAGAGACGAATTGGCTTCGGTTTTATCCACAAGCCTTAATAAACAATTTAAAAAGGATTATCCGAAAGTAGCATATTTTCTTGATGGTTCTGATGAAACGCCAACCGATGTAACCGATTTTATTTCTACTGGTTCATCTATGTTGGATTTAGCAATTTCTAATAAGCCAAATGGTGGTATAGCTATTGGTCGAATTACAGAAATAAATGGACTTGAATCAAGTGGTAAATCCTTGGTTGGAGCCCATTTATTAGCTTCTACACAAAAGAAGGGTGGAGTAGCCGTATACATAGATACTGAGACTGCAGTTAGTAGAGAATTTCTTGAAGTTATAGGTGTTGATATAGACAATATGTTATATGTTCACTTAGAAACTGTAGAAGAAATATTTGAAGCTATAGAAAAGATAGTTACCAAGGTTAGAGAAGAAGATACAGGTAGATTGGTTACAATATTGGTTGATAGTTTAGCTGGAGCTTCTACTAAAGTTGAGATGGAAGCCGATTTTGAGAAAGATGGTTGGGCTACAAGTAAAGCTATCATCATTTCTAAAGCGATGAGAAAGATTACTCAGATGATTGGAAGACGTAAAGTCGCTCTTGTGTTTACTAATCAATTAAGACAAAAGTTGGGTGTAATGTTTGGAGACCCTTGGACAACAAGTGGTGGAAAAGCGTTACCATTTCATGCTTCTACTCGTATTCGATTAAAAAATAAAGGTCAGATAAAAGACACTAAAAAGAATACGATTGGAATGAATATACAAGCTCAAGTTATTAAAAATAGATTAGGGCCTCCATTAAGACATTGTGAGTTTCCACTTTATTTTGAAAGTGGTATTGATGATGATGGTAGTTGGCTAACCGTAATGAAAGAACATGGTATTTGTAAAGTTGCAGGAGCTTGGTATACACTTCCAATTATTGATATGGATACAGGTGAAGTTACAGATGAAAAGAAATTTCAATCAAAAGATTGGTCAAAACTTTTGGAAGACAAGGAATTTAAAGATTATGTATATAGTATGATTTGTGATAAAGTTATTTTAAAATATACAAAAGAAGATTTAGGTATTGATGATGTGGAGATGACCGAAGAGGTATTAGGTGACTAATGCTAAATATCTTTCGATACTTGAACAAATAAAAAACGACGGCGGTCGGATTGAACATAATAACCCTGACGATAAAGTATTGATAATAGATGGCCTGAATACTTTTATAAGAGTTTTCAGCGTCGTACCAGTTACCAATGATGACGGAGCTCACGTTGGTGGAATAATTGGTTTTCTAAAGTCAATTGGTTTCGCTATAAAAATGCACAATCCCACGAGATGCATAATAGTATTTGATGGAGAAGGAGGCTCAGACCGCCGTCGTAAGTTATACCCAGATTATAAAGCTAAACGTAGAACAAAAATACGTTTGAATAGAGCGTATGATTGGAACACACCAGAAGATGAACATCAATCTATGTTGTTCCAAATGAGTCGGTTAGTAGAGTATTTACAATTACTACCACTAACTATTATATCTGCTAATCATTTGGAAGCTGATGATGCTATTGGTTATATATCCAAACAAATTTTAACAGATTCTAAGATAACAATAATGTCTACTGATAAAGATTTTCTTCAGTTGGTAGATGATAGAATTTCTGTTTGGAGCCCTACCAAGAAAAAAAAGTATACACCAGTTGAAGTTCAAGAAGAATTTGGTATACCATCTCATAACTTTTTGATGTATAAAATAATTGATGGTGACAAGTCAGATAACATTCCTGGCATAAAAGGAGTTGCATTAAAAACAATTAAAAAATGCTTACCACTTTTACAAAATAACCAGATAGTTAGTATAGAGGAAGTTTTAAAATATATCGAAAATAATGAAGTTACAAAAAATGTCAAGTCTATGTTGACAGAAGATAATCGAAAACAATTACAATTAAATAATGATTTAATGCAATTGAATGATGTTAATATTAGTGGTAACGCTAAATTAAAGATTAAAGATATTGTTGATGAACCAATTCAACAATTATCTAAATTTAATTTTACGAAAATGTTTTTAAAAGATAAATTATTTCAATCGTTACCTAATGTTGATAGTTGGTTATTAACTACATTTGCTACTTTAAATAAATATGCAGGAATAAGTAATGACAGATAAGTTAACTGGGTTTGGAACACCATTCCAAATAAAAGTAATAGCGTCTCTCTTAACAGATTTAAAGTTTCTACAAACATCTTCGGATATTATAAATGGTGATATATTTGATTCTAATGCAAATGGTTGGATAGTTGAGGAAGTAACAAAGTATTTTTTGAAACATAAGCAAGTACCAACACTCGATGTTTTAAAAATAGAAATAAATGCTATAGAAGATGAACCATTACAAGTAGCTGTTATAGATAATTTAAGAGAAATTTGGAAAAATATAGAAGCTACAGATTTAGATTGGGTAAAAGATAAATGTTTGGAGTTTTGTAAGAATCAAGTTTTAAAGAATGCTATATTGGAGTCGGTAAATCTTTTAGAGAATCAAGATTACGATGGTATTAAATCGTTAATTGATAAGTCTATGTCTGTTGGTATTGAACGAGACTTGGGTCATGAATATTTAACAAGTTTAGAGGAGAGATTAACAGAGTCGGTTAGAAACACCACACCTACTGGTTGGGATATTATAGATGAAGTGATGGATGGTGGTCTTGGTGCAGGTGAACTTGGTGTTATAGTGGCACCAGCTGGTATTGGTAAGACTTGGATGTTACAAGTTGTTGGAGCTAATGCCATTAAAAAAGGAAAAACTGTAGTTCATTATAGTTTGGAATTAAATCAGACTTATGTTGGGTTGAGATATGATACAGTATTTAGTGGTGTAACTACATCAAATATCAAATTTTATAAAGAGGACGTACAGAAGAAGATAGATGCACTTAAAGGTAATTTATATATAAAATATTATCCTACTCGTTCTGCTACAGTTCAAACGATAAATTCACATTTACAACAATTATTAATTCAAGGTATAAAACCAGATTTAGTTGTTGTTGATTATGCCGATATTGTAAAACCACTTGGTACATTCAGAGAAAAGAGACATTCTATTGGGGATAATTACGAAAGACTTAGAGAGTTAGCTGGTGAGTTTGAAATTCCTGTATGGACAGCTTCACAAGCTAATAGAAGTGCTCTTGAAGAGGAAGTAATTGATGCTACAAAGGTGTCGGAAGATTATTCAAAAGTTATGACATCTGATTTTGTAATGTCAATAAGTCGTAAGGTAGAAGATAAAATATCTAATACTGCTCGTTGTCACGTTATTAAAAATAGATTTGGAGTTGATGGTATGACATATCCAATGATGATGAATACTAATATTGGTAATATAGAAATTCATGAGTCTAATACTGTGGGTGGAAAACAACAACAAAAGAAAATGGATAGTTCGGAAGACTATCTTAGAAAATTAGCTAAAAATAAATATGATGATTTTAAAACTGATGGTAGCAAAATGGAAGGGTTTGAATAATTATAGTAGGTATAGGTATACACGAAATGAGAAAGTTTACGAGAGAAGGTAAAAAATGAAATTTAAGTTGTCGGAAAATTTTATAAATAAGTATAAGAGGCGAAAAGCCCCATTTGGTTTTAATGGTTTAGGTGAGTTAGTTTATATGAGAACCTATTCAAGAATTAAAGAAGATGGTAAAAACGAAAGATGGTGGGAAACTGTTCAACGAGTAGTAGAAGGAACTTATTCAATGCAAATGAATTGGATTGAATCACATCAATTAGGGTGGAATCCCTGGCAAGCTCAAAAGTCGGCACAAGAAATGTATGACCGAATTTTTAATATGAAGTTCTTGCCGCCTGGTCGTGGTCTGTGGGCAATGGGAACGCCCATTACAGAAGACAAGGGTTTATATGCCGCCCTAAACAATTGTGCTTTCGTATCTACGAAGACACTAAGAGAAGATTATGCTAAACCTTTTTGTTTCCTTATGGATGCAAGTATGTTGGGTGTTGGTGTAGGTTTCGATACAAAAGGTGCTGGAGAAATAGTAATCAAAGGTATTCAGAAAGATAGAGATGAACAAGTTTATCAGATACCAGATACTCGTGAGGGATGGGTAGAATCAGTTCGTCTATTATTGGAAAGTTATTTTCATGGTCAAGCACCAGTGAAATTTGACTATACAAAGATACGAGGTGCAGGTGAACCAATTACTGGATTTGGTGGTGTCGCAAGTGGTTATGAACCATTAGAAGAAGTACACGACGCAATCAGAAAAGTTCTTGATAATAACGCAGGAGAACCAATTACAATCACTACAATTGTTGATATTATGAATCTTATAGGTAAATGTGTTGTAGCAGGTAATGTTAGAAGAACTGCTGAGATTGTATTTGGAGACCCACATTCAGATGAATATTTAGATTTAAAAAATTATAAAGTTAATAAACATAGAGAACAATATGGTTGGACATCAAACAATTCTATATTTGCAAAACTTGGTATGGATTATACCGAAGTATCAAAAAGAATTGTAGACAATGGTGAACCAGGTTTAGCTTGGTTGAAAAATATGAGAAAATATTCTCGTATGAAAAATGGTGGAGATAATAAAGACCATAGAGTTGCAGGTGGAAATCCTTGTTTAGAACAATCATTAGAGAGTTATGAGTTATGTTGTTTAGTAGAAACTTTTCCAAGTAATCACGATAGTTATGACGATTATGCTAGAACATTAAAATATGCTTATCTATATGCTAAAACTGTAACACTTGGTAAGACTCATTGGTCAGATACAAATCGTGTGATGTTAAGAAATAGAAGAATCGGTTGTTCTGTTAGTGGTGTCGCACAATTTATTACTAATCGTGGATTAAATGAATTAAAGAATTGGTTAAATAATGGTTATGATGTAATACAAGATTGGGATAAAATGTATTCAGATTGGTTTGCAGTACCAAGAAGTATAAAAACTACTTCAGTAAAGCCATCAGGTACAGTTTCACTATTAGCAGGAGCGACTCCAGGATTACATTACCCTGAGAGTCGTTTTTACATTAGGAGAATAAGGGTTTCAAAACATTCAGAATTATTAGAACCATTGAAAAAAGCAAAGTATAAAGTAGAACCAGCGGTTGGTTCAGAAGATACGACAATGGTCGTAGAAGTTCCTGTTGATGTTGGTGAAGGAATAAGAACAGCGGCGGAATTATCCATATGGGAACAATTCCATTTAGCCGCATTTCTTCAAAGACATTGGGCAGACAATCAAGTAAGTTGTACTGTAACATTTGACCCAGAGTCAGAGGGTTCAGTTATTCCACAAGTACTAAATTATTTTCAATATCACTTGAAAGGAATTTCATTACTACCAAGACATGATTATGGTGCCTACCCACAAATGCCATATGAGTCTATTGATGAAAAAGAATACAATAAACAAGTTAAGAGACTTGGTAAGTTATCATTTGGAGTTATCAAACACGAAGAGGCTGATATTGATAAATTTTGCAATAATGATGTATGTGCAGTAATTCCGATGACTGGTGATAATGACGACCAAGAATATGCTAATTAATTTCACGTACAACAAACCCGCGGACAGGCAGACAACGCACCTGTAGAAAAATGCGTATTTTCGTTAACGAATATAACAAAGGAGAACGATAAATGAAAAATCGTAATCTAATATCGTTGGCTGTGTTTGTACGCCTAACTTTCCCATTTTTTCCAAAAAAATATCCACCCTTTTGAATTTGGGTTCACTATTTATTTTTATAAAAAAAGGTTATTAAATGATAAATCACAAGTTATATGGTAGAAGAATCTTACACGTAATGTCACCTGTAAGATGGCGTTCAACCAAATTTATGCATCAAATGGATTCCAATTATAAAGTAATGGTTAAGACTATAAAATGGTTACCAATGTGTCATCATTATGTTTTAGTTCCACCAAACAATACAATTCCGCATCTTGGAGATAATGTTACTAAAATACCATTTCCATATGCTGGTAGTGTGTTGTTTAATCGTGGTTTTTTTGAAAGTAAAGCTCTATTGAAGAAGATGGATTTTCAAAAACTCGATATTGATTTTATTTTTAATCATCAACCAGAACTATTGTATAATGTTTATAATGCTATCTTGACCGATAGATATGGTATGACTGTAGATAGTTATAATTTTTTCCATTGGGTTGATTGTGAAAAGAGTAGACCTACTGGTGGCTATCCAGTTGGATTTTTTAGACAAATGGAAGCTATTGATTTATCAACAAAATCTTATTTTCATTGTCCAGTTAGTTTAGATTATATGAAATCTAATTGGGATAAAATGCCACACACTTCACAAGGTGTTGATGAAAATGTAATGAAAGAGAAGATTAATTATTTCCCACTTGGTGTTGGTGATTTACCTGACCCAGAACCATTTCCATTACCAGATAAAAAGATATTAGTTTTTAATCATAGGTGGAATCAATCATGTGGTATAAAAAAACTTATACAATTTACAGAAGGACTTGATAGAGATGAGTGGTTGGTATGGGTTACCGATGATGATGCTAAACATCCAAAGGCAGGTAAACCTGCACCAGATTGGATGAAGGTTCAGAACTTACCAAGTGGCGGTCAATATAGATATCTTATAGATAATTGTTATGCTACTATTTGTCTTGTACACGATTATATGACTTGGAATTTATCTGCACAAGATGCTATAAAAGCTGAAAGACCAAGTTTAGTTTATGAACATCCAACACACGATTATGTTTTGGGTGAAGACTATCCGTTTTTCTTTAATGATAAAAAATCATTTCTTGAGTTGTTAGATAATACACCAAGACATTATGGTTGGGATTTACCAAAACACGATGAGACATTTAAAGAAAATTTAATTGGTGATTTAATTGATGCGTGTGATAGTAAAAAGAAACGTACTGTCAGAACACCAAGTGCTGGAATAGAATGGTTATATCATATATTACAAGGTAATGGTTTTAAGAAAAATTTATTACACAATAGTCATCCAAATTTATATCTTAGTAATACTTGGGAGAAGATAAGACTTTGGTGTATGTCCAAAGGAGTTAAGGATGACCCAAACTATGAATTTACTAAATTATTTATCCCAGATGATAAGAGAGATGAAATACAAAAACTCGTTGATGATTCTGGAGAAACGTTTGGTGAATCAAAGTTAGACCCAAAATTTACTATAATCAATAAAGATGATAGTTGGTTTTAATGTATCAGAATATATTTTATGATAACTTCAAAAATAAGATACATATTTGGGATGACGAAAAAGGTTATCTTGTCCTACCATATAAAAAATACGCATATGTAAAAGATAATTATGGAACTTATGTATCTCTATATGGAGATAAACTAAAAAAAGTATATAAGTTCGATAAGAAGACTAAAAACCTTTGGGAATCTGATGTAAATCCAGAGACAAGAACACTTGTTGATATGTATACAGATTCAGATGACCTATCCACTAATATTAGAATTGGTGTAATTGATATCGAGGTAGAAGTTACACAAGGATTTCCAGATGTTGAAAAAGCAGAGAACAAAATAACTTCAATAGCTTACTATGATAGTGAGGTAGATAAATATTTTTGTCTTGTACTTGACCCAGAGAATAGACTAACTCTTGAAACAAAAGATGATGTTGAGATAGAAGCTTTCCAAGAAGAAGGTGAGTTGTTAAATAGATTTTATGCATTATTTCTGAAGTTGAGACCTACAATACTAACTGGTTGGAATAGTCTAAGGTTTGATATACCATACCTTTACAATAGAGCTACACAAGTACTTGGTTCTGAAATAGCAGATTGTCTATCACCAATTAGAAGAGTTAATTGGAGTGACTATCAAAATAGATATAAAATAGCTGGATTATCACAATTAGATTATTTATCATTATATAAGAAATTTACATTTACACAAAAAACATCGTATAGATTAGACGCTATAGCAGAAGATGAACTTGGTGAGAAAAAAGTTGAGTATGAAGGAACATTAAATGACTTGTATGACAATGACTTAGATAAGTTTGTAGAATATAACGTACATGACGTTAGACTTGTTAAGATGTTAAATGACAAGTTGGATTTTATTGATGTATGTCGTGGTATTGCTCACGTTGGTCATGTTCCATATGAAGAAGTTGAATGGTCTTCGAGATACCTTGAAGGAGCCGTATTAGTTTACTTAAAGAAACTTGGTATTGTTGCACCAAACAAAAAGAAGGGTGGTAGAAAAGATTTATTTGAAGAAAATAAATTCTCTGGTGCATATGTTCAAGACCCGCAGAAAGGTAGACACGAATGGATTTATGATTTAGATATTACTTCAATGTATCCATCAATTATTATGTCGTTGAATATATCACCAGAAACAAAGATAGGTGAAATTGTAGGATGGGATTCAGAAGAGTACGTTAAAAAAGTACCAAAGACTTATTCAGTTAAAATGAATGGTAAGGAACAAGGTAAGTTAACACATCAAGAATTGGAAATGTATTTTAGAGATAACCAAGTTTCTATTTCTTCTAATGGTATAATTTATAAAACAGATAAAAAGGGTTTGATTCCAGCCTTGTTAGAACAATGGTTTGATACAAGAGTAGAGTTTAGAAAATTAGCTAAGAAGTTTGCCGATGAAGGTGATGAAGAAAAGTATCAATATTTTAATAGGAAACAATACATTCAAAAAGTTGTTTTAAATTCATTGTATGGTGTATTGGGTTTATCAGTTTTTCGATTCTATGATTTGGATAACGCTGAAGCAACAACATTGACTGGTCAATCATTGATTAAATTTACAAAGAAGATTGGTAATCATTTCTATAATAAAGAACTTGAAGATGATAAAGATTATTGTATCTACATTGATACTGATTCGGTATTTTATTCAGCCGTACCACTTCTTGATAAGAGATTTCCAGATGAAAAACTTTCTGATGTTATGAAGACACAAAAGATTTCAGAGATAGCTACAGAAGTTCAAGGTTATATGAATACTTCATATGATTATTTTGCTAAAAAGTTTTGTAATATAGATAAACATAGATTTGAAATTAAACAAGAGATTATAGCAAGAGCTGGTTTCTTTGTTGTTAAGAAACGATATGGAATGAGAATTATTAATGATAATGGTGTAAAGGTAAATAAGGTTCACGTAAAAGGTTTAGATACAGTTAGAAGCACATTCCCACCTGCAATGAAAGTTTTATTAAAAAGTGTTCTTGATGATATATTAAATTATGTTCCAAAGGATAAAGTTGATAAACGGATATTGGATTTTAAAAGTAATATAAGAAATTTAAGTGTAGATGATATAGCAAATCCAGTTGGTGTTAAAAATTTAGAAAAGTATACACCAAAGAAAGATAATAAATTCGCTAATAGAAGTGCTACTACTGATATTATGACTGGTACACCTGTTCACGTTAAGTCTTCATTGTATTATAATGATTTGTTAAAATATTTTAAAAAGAAAAGTTACGAACCAATTGTTAGTGATTCTAAAATCAGATGGGTATATTTGAAAGATAATCCATTGAAATTGGATGTTGTTGCTTATAAGGGATATGAAGACCCAAAAGAAATAATGGATTTTATAAAAGAATATATTGATTATGATAAAATGTATGAACAAGCTCTAACTAAAAAACTAAATATGTTTTATGGTGCGTTAGATTGGGATGAACCAAAAATACAAAATGAGAACGCATGGTTTTAGTATTATACACATCATCTAATATACCAGATTGTCCTTATTGTGATGAAGCACGCACGTGGTTGAATGATAACAAAGTTAATTTTGTTGAGGTAGATGTAGCTAACAATCAGAAACTAAAAGATAAAATATATGAAAAGACAAAATCTAAGAGTGTACCAGTTGTTAATATTGATGGTTCATATTTTAGAGGTTGGTTTACAAAAAAAGAATTGGAAGAATTATTAAAATTATTGAAAAAAAATTAATCGTTTTGAACTTGTCATATATATGTATATATGACTCAAATAATAAGGAGAAATAGGTTATGGAAAAAGCGAAATTAACTCGCTATCTTGATAAAGTTCGTATTGGTAATCATATCGAACAAGCTCAAATATCAACTAAAGATGGAGTATCACATACTTGGGTTGCAAGTAAAGATAAAGATGCTTTGGTTGTTTTAAAAATGACTAAATCAGAAATACCAGATTCTGTTTTAGGTATAGGTGACTTACAGAAGTTTAATGGATTACTTGGTGCACTTGGTAATGATATTTCTATGGATGTTGTAAAGATTGATAGAGATGGAGAAGAAAAGTCAGTAGAAGTAAATTCATCAGATTCTTATGGTAACTCTACAAAGTATATGTTACACGATACAAGTGTTGTTCCAACAACACAAGGAAACGTTGTAAAGGGTTTATTGGAACAAGATTATAATTTAAAATTTACTTTGGATACCAATTTTGTTTCTAAATTTATAACTGGTAAATCAGCTCTTGGTGACGAAGTAGAAACGTTTACTATTGTTGCTGATAATAACAATGTTAATGTTGTTATTGGTTGGAGAAACACACACTCTAACAGACTATCAATTCCAGTCACAACACAAACTTATGAAGAAGTTGATAAGGTTTCTTTTAGTTCACAAGTTATGGCTGACATTCTGAGTGCTAATAAAGAATGTGAAACTGGAACTCTTGAAATGAAAGGTGGAGATAGACCATTAATCAAAATGACATTTAATGTTGATGATTATAATGCGATTTATTTTTTACAACCAAGAGTTACGGTTTAAATGAATGAAAATTACTAATGAAAATAATACTCTATGGGTAGAAAAGTATCGGCCTCAGACACTTGACTCTTATATTGGGAACACCCAATTAAAAGAAAAAGTTCAAGTGTGCTTAGAGAGTGGAGACTTACCACATCTTTTACTATATGGGAAGGCTGGTACAGGTAAGACCACTCTCGCTAAATTACTCGTTAATAATATAGATTGTGAATATCTATATATTAATGCGTCAGACGAGAGAAATCTTGATATGGTTCGAGATAAGGTAAAAACTTTTGCAGGAACACTTGGGTTTTCTGATTTAAAAGTTATTATTTTAGATGAGTGTGATTATATAACACCCACCGCTCAAGCTGCATTAAGAAATTTGATGGAGACATATTCCAATCATTGTAGATTTATTTTGACTTGTAATTTTGTCGAGAGAATTATTGACCCAATTCAAAGTAGGTGTCAATCTTATAATTTAACACCACCATCAAAAAAGGAAGTAGCTATACATCTTGGTCAAATACTTGATACAGAGAATGTAAAGTATGAAACTAAAGATGTAGTTTTCATTATTAATAGTTGTTACCCAGATATTCGTAGGGTTATAAATTCCGCACAAAAACAATCAATCAAGGGAAAGTTGGAGTTAGATAAAACAAGTATAGTTCAAAATGATTATAAGATGAAGGTTCTTGAAATTTTAACACAACAAGATAAGAGAAGTGCGTTTAAGAATGTTAGAAAGTTACTTTTGGATAGTGAAGTTAAGGATTATACAGAATTATTTAGATTGTTATACGATGAAGTTGATGATTGGGGTAAAGGTCACGTAGCCGAATGTATTTTAATTTTAGCGGAATATCAAATGTCAGATAGTCAAGTTGTTGATAAAGAAATTAATGCTATGGCTATGTTAACTAAATTATTGGGAACTATAAAATGAGAGTATTAGTAGTTGGTGAAAATTGTCAAGACCAATTTATTTATGGTGACATAGATAGATTAAGTCCAGAAGCACCTGTTCCAGTATTTGTACCAGAATATACACAAGTAAATGATGGAATGGCTAGAAATGTTGCTAACAACGTTGAGTCATTAGGTATGTGTATTAATACAATTACAAATAATGAACCTGGTAATGATATTATTAAAAAACGTTATGTTGATAAACGTAGTGGTCAGATGGTTTTACGAGTTGATGAACATGATTATTGTGAACCAATTGATAATGTATTATTATCTACAATTCAAGATAATGAATGTTACATACAGTTGAGTGGTATAGTTAAAGTTGATGCTATAATTATATCAGATTATTGTAAAGGTTTTTTGAATGAAGAAGATATAAAATTTATTTGTGATAATAATAAAAATGTATTTGTAGATACTAAAAAACACCTTGGTAGTTGGATTGAAAATGCAGATTTTATTAAAATAAATGAATTTGAGTATAAGAAGAATCATGAGTTTTTAAAGGGTAATGAACGTAAACTTATTGTTACTATGGGTAGTAAAGGTTGTATGTGGAATAATACAGTTTTTCCTGCAGGAAAAGTAAAGATAGCCGAAGTAAGTGGAGCAGGAGATACATTTATGGCAGGTTTGGTTTGTGGTTATTTAAATACAAATGATATTAGAAAAGCAATAGAGTATGCACAGAAGTGTACTGAAATAGTTGTACAAGAACGTGGGGTAACCATAGTTGATAGGGAGAATATAAAATGAGTACAAAACCAATGAAACCTTTTCCAGGTGCACCAAAAAATGAAGTAAAAGTTAATTTAGCAGAACAAGATACGATGAACTGCGAAAAGTGTGGAAATTATTTATGGATAACGGCGTTTGTTATCAAGAAAATTTCAGCTATAGTTTCACCAACAGGTCAAGCTGGATTGGTACCTGTTCAAGTTTATAGTTGTGGTAATTGTGGTGAAGTACCTAAAGAATTATTAGAAGGTAGTGGATTAGATGTCCAAGAAACCAATAGTTAAGAAAAAAGGGTTATTTGACCATATAAATGCAATAACAACAGTTCAGAATCAAAACTATTGGGAAGAACTATCAGAAGAAAATAAAAAAACCTATTCTACTTATATGGTTAATAGGTTTTTATCAATGAAAATCGAGTGGATAGATTTTGTTAATGATGTTCAAAAATATTGGAATGAATTAACACCAAGAGAACATTATAAAGTCTATGCAGATATTTTACCGAAAGGTAAACAATTTTTAAAATACATAAAAAAGGATAAGGATATGAACTTACCAAAGTGGTTTATGGAAATATTCTGTAAACATTATGAATGTTCTACAGGACAAGTTAAGGGTTACATAGAAACATTGTTATTGACAGAACAAGGTACTCTTGAAATACGGGAAGTTTTAACAAAATATGGTGTCGAGCCAAAAAAATGGCAAGAACTACCATTCGAAATACGATAGGAGGTTACATGACCAATCTTGAAGAAAGAAACATAGGACATACTATGCTCATGAAAGAACTTGAGTGGGGTGTGAATACTGAAACTAATACAGTTTATATGGCATATGATTTTGATATGGATAATTTGTATACTATAGTTACAAAGACGGACAATATACTTAGACATCAAAAAGATGTTAGAAAACCTTTAAATATGATTATCAGTTCTTATGGTGGTGATGTTTATGCTATGTTGGGTTTGATAGACCATATAAGAAGTTTACCAGTAAAAGTTAATACTCATTGTCTTGGTGCTTGTATGTCTGCCGCAGCAGTTCTACTTGCGTGTGGAACTGGTAATAGAACAATGAGTAAACACTCGACAGTAATGATTCACGAAGGTTCTGCATTTGAAGCTGGAAAAACATCCGATGTACTAAAAGGAGCAGACCATTTAAAACTTTTACAAAAGAGTATATGTGATATACTTGGAGATGTAACAAAGAAAACTTCTGATTTTTGGGAAGGAGTTTCTAAACAAGATACCTATCTAACGGCTAAGGATTGTTTGAAGTATGGTGTCGTAGACGAGGTAGTTTAATGAAAAAATGGAATAAAGTTAAAGGTAGAAAACATCCAGAAGATGAAATTTTATTATATTATGATAAACCAGTTTCATTTGAGGACGTAGCCGTTATGTGTAAATTTTTTATGATTAATGAAGATAAAATATATCCACCACCAAGATTTAAAGGTGCGGAAATGTTTAAAGAATATATAAAAGAAGTTTTGGATACAAGAAAAATACCAAATAAAAATAAATTTCAATTAAACAAAAATTTAACTATTTTAGAGGAGTGTAAATGAAAACTATAAAAGATACACCAACAGGTATTGATTCACCTGGAACAATTGTGGAACAAATGGAAAAAGAATGGCCAGAGATGACACAAGAGTTCAAGAAGATTCAACGAGAACAATACGAATTGTTTCTACACAAACAACATGATTACGGCCCAGGTAATATTTCAGTTGGTACTCAATTACAAACACCTGATGAAATTAAATTATCACTTACAGGGTTATGGTTCAGAATTAATGACAAGTGCCAGAGATTGAAAACTTTATTGATGGGTGGTAAACAATCAGCTGTAGATGAACCACTTGAAGATGCATATTTAGATATATCTAATTATGGTATAATGGCAACAATAGTCAAGAATGGTAAATGGGGTAAGTGATGAAACAACCTATAAAAATTATAGAAGAGTTAGTTGATAAATTTCCAAATGATATGGAGCTAGGTGGAAAGGTTAGAGCTTATATACATTGGTTACGAGGACTACTAAAGGATAAACCAGATGTATAAGTATGAATGTAAGGCTGGAGTATATGAGTCTGATACTTTAGTTGGTTTACTATGGGAAAGATTCAAACACAGATTATGGCACTTGAAGGAGCATGGTAAATGGATGGATTGAGAATATTACATTATGGTAGTCCAGTAAGATTTGATAGTAGTGGAATATTTCAACACGAATTTGATTCTAACTATAAAGTATTAGAAAAGACAATATCATTCTTACCAGAATGTCACCACTATGTTTTAGTACCAGAAAAACATAAGATGCCTGATGATAGAGCAAATGTCACTCTTATCAAGTATCCTTTCTATAGAAACGCTTTATCTAATCGTTCAGCGTTTCATGATTCTGTTTTTAGAAATATAATAAATTTTAAGACACAAGATATAGATTTTGTTTTTTGCCATCAACCAGAGATGTTATATAATATCTTTGTAGCTATGAGTGATAAAAGATATGGACAAGTTGTAAGTAGATTCTTATTTTTTCATTGGGTTGATTGTCCAGGTAGTAGAGTATCTTCCGCGACACCACCACCATTTATGAGACAAATAGAATCAATAGGTATGGCTGATAACGCATTCTTTCATACTGATATATCGAATGATTGGTTAGCTAGAAACTTTCATAAAGGTCAACCAGTATCTAT